TTCTTTTATTTCTTCATATTTGTATTTCATTTTAATCTCCAGTTAATTAATAAAATTGAAGTATAATACTTCTCAATAGGGTACATAGTACCCCATTAAGAAATATTAATTATAAATTGCCATTTAATTCTATTATTTTATTTTCTAATTTTTCAGCATTAGTTTGATTTTTATCAATTATATTGATTAAATGTATAATTTTTTTTCTTAATATATCATTTTCAATTTTTAATTGTTTTTTTGTTAGCCATATTCTTTTCATTTTATTTACTCCAATTAATTAATAATACTATTATAATACACTATCTGTTAACAATAGCAAGTATTTTATTAATTTTATAAATAGGGAATTAATAGACTAAATCAGCGACCTTATAAAACATCAATACATATAATACACTACATAGCATATAAAGAGATACTACAACAATTATGTTGAAATTTTGTAAGCCTAAATTTAAAAGCATACTTACATAATATTTTTAATAATGCTTTTAATCTAATACAATTTAATAACTACTATTATAAGATACTTATATACATAGTTATAACAATAAAAGAATAAAGAATTAAGAATTAAAATCTATGTATAGGTTTTATAGGGTTTTAATAGGGTTTGAAAGTATATGGCATTTATAATAAATAAATAGCTTAAATCCTTTACAAAAAAGAACAGGAGCTAGTAGCTGTAACTTTGTTCTCTTTATGTTCTTACCAATACTTTAATAGCGATATAATAAGCATAGAGTAACATTAACTGTATTAGATATAATCATTAAGCATTATGTATTTAATGGCATTGTATGACTACTACATAGGATATATTTGTTCTCTATCTGTTCCTATGCCTGGTGTTCTCTATTTGTTCTATAATATATTTGTTCTAGCTTTGTTCTGTTTAGTATAGGTTCCATTATGTAAATTTATTTTATAAATTTATTTTGCAAATCGGATGTGGGGTGGTACCGGTGCTAATCTAAAGGCATATATCAAACACATCCCAAACACCTACTTTTAATTTTATAAAATAGTAAAAAACAAAAAAGGTTTTGACATAAGGGTTTAAATTAATTATATGTGTGTATAACTGTATTGGAGATATGGATGAAAGGCAGACCAAAGTTTGAACCCACAGAGGAGAATAAGAAACAGGTAGAATTAGCTGTTGGGTTTGGATTAAATCAGGACCAGATTGCAAAGCTAATGAGCTGTGATGTTACTACCCTCAGGAAATATTTTAGGCATGAGTTAGATGCTGGCAAGGAGAAGATGGTAATGTCTATTGGTAGTCAGTTGTATAAGAAGGCTATGAAGGGGGATACTATCTCGGCAATATTTTTAGCAAAGACGAAGGCTGGTTTTAGAGAAACTGTTGAGCATGAAGGACTACCGAATAATATTACAGTTAGTTTTAATTTAGATAATAAGAAAGAGATTGATGCAGAAATAATACAGGAGAAAATAACAAATGGCTAGACGAGGATTATATTCTAATATTCATGCTAAACGCAAACGCATAGCTGCAGGTTCTGGTGAGAAGATGCGTAAAGTAGGACAAAAGGGTGCGCCAGCAAAAGGTATCTTTAAGAAAATTGCAAATAAAATTAAAAAGAAAAAAACAAAGAAAGGATAATAGTATGCCAGGATACGGATATGGAAAAATGAGTAAGAAGATGACCAAGAAACCTATGAAGAAAAAAGTACGAATAGTCATGGGTAACAAAAATAAAAAAACTAAAAAAAGGACTGCATAATGAAAGGGGTAAATCATTATTTAAAGGATGGAACAAAACACAAAGGAGGTATGCACAAAATGCCAGATGGAACTCCTCATACTGGCAAGTCTCATACTAGTAAAAGTGTAAAGCTGTTTCATTATGGAGAACTTTCAAAAAAATCTCAAATGAAAGCAAGAAAATCTTGGAAAGCATAAATGGCAATAGACTATAGAGGAGAAAAATTTTCTGGTTATAATAAACCAAAAAGAACTCCAAACAAAAGTAAAAAATTTGCTGTACTTGCAAGAGCTAATGGACAAACAAAACTCATACGATTTGGCGACCCTAATATGAAAATAAAAAAAAATAATCCTGATAGAAGAAAAAGTTTTCGAGCAAGACATAGGTGTGATACGTCTCCTCCTTCAAAATTAACAGCTCGATACTGGTCGTGTAAGAAGTGGTAAGTGTTTCCCTATGCACATTACCATTCCTTACACACCAAGACCACAACAAGCAGAATTACATAAAAATCAAAAAAGATTTAAAATTTGTGTATCACACAGACGTTGGGGTAAATCTGTTTATGCAATTACAGAAATATTAAGACAAGCATTACAAATAAAAACAGAAAGAAATGATGGCAGGTTTGCATACATAGCACCTTACTATCGACAAGCAAAAGCTGTGGCTTGGGATTATTTGTTATATTATACAAAAGATATTCCTGGTACAAAAGTAAATCAATCTGAATTACGAGTAGATTTATTAAATGGCAGTCGTATACGATTGTATGGTGCAGGTGATGACCCTGATGCTTTGAGAGGAATATTTTTAGATGGATGCGTTATGGATGAGTATGCTGATATGTCTCCTAGAATGTGGAGTGAAGTAATACGACCTGCGTTAACAGATAGGAAAGGGTGGGCAATATTTATTGGTACTCCTAAAGGGAGAAATCAATTCTGGCAATTATATGAAGATGCAAAACACGATAACGAATGGCACAGAGCAATCTATCGTGCAAGTGAAACAGGAGTAGTAGACCCACAAGAATTAGAAGCAGCAAAAAAACAAATGGGTGAAGATGAATATATGCAAGAATTTGAATGTTCTTGGGCAGCTGCTATTAAAGGTTCTTACTATGGTAATTTAATTATAGAAGCAGAACAAGAAGGTAGAATTACAAAAGTAGAAAGAGACCCAGCACTACCTGTTCATGTAGCTTGGGATTTAGGAATATCGGATAGTTGTGCATTATGGTTTTTCCAAGTTACAATGGGTGAAATAAGAATATTTGATTATTATGAAAGTGCAGGAGTTGGATTAGACCACTATGTAAAAGTTATGGATGAAATGCAAATAGAATACTGGGGTGATGATTATTTACCTCATGATGCTAAAGTAAGAGAGCTTGGAACTGGTAGAACAAGAGCAGAAACTTTAATCAATATGGGTAGAAGACCACGCATAGTTCCTAACCATAAAGTTGATGATGGAATTAATGCTGTACGATTATTGTTGCAACATTGTTATTTTGATGCTAGTAATTGCGAAAACGGATTAAATGCTTTGAGAAATTACCAAAGAGAATGGGATGATGTGAAAAGAGTATTCAAAAGAAATCCTTTACATAATTGGGCATCTCATGGTAGTGATAGTTTTAGATATTTAGCTATGTCATACAAACATATAAAACCAGAACCAAAACCTAAAGATGTGCAAAAAGAAATGGTGCGTACTCCAACATTAGATGAAATGATGGATATGTATGATAGAGAACAACGCAACAAACCAGAAAGAAGGATATAATTATGCAAGTAGACCCAAGAATGTATAGCAGACCAATGACAGAAGAAGAAGAAAGAATAATGATGGCTCAAAGCCTAAGACAAGGTAATAATAATATGATGTCAGACATTAATATGATAGGACCAGGAGTAATGACAGAAACAGATGCACAAAGATTAATGTCTTTAGAGCAAGAAGCTGCAACAATTAAAAATAAATATTTAACAGACCCTAATAGCCAAACTGGTGGAGTACCTTATATGAATGAAATAAATAGAATGGCTATAAAAGGTACAGATTATATAGTTGACGACCCTATGATTAATTCATATCAAGATAACTTTAATAATTCTATGGCATTACAAAAATTTTTTGATGAAGATGAAAGAAGAAGAATAGAAGAAGAATTAAATAATAGAAGATTTAGAACTATTGACCCATATTTAGGTAGATAATGACTGAAGAAGAAAGATTAATGTTAATAGAAAATTTAACTCAAGCAAAACCTATGTCTTTATCATCTGATACATTTAAAAATATTTATCAAGAATATCCTAAATTAAAAGATTATGATTATAGGGCTATAGTAGACCCTTCATTACTTGGAGAACAAGGTAATATAGAATTTTACTCAGCAGGAACTAGCCCTAACCCAAAAGGATTAGCTATGTCTTTACCACCAGTCAGTCAAAATAATCCTACAATAGTATTGAAAAGTTTAGAAAGCAATCCTAATTTAGAAGAAAGATTGTTAGGAGATATGCTCCATGAATTACCAAAAAAAGATGAAAAATTTGCTAATTTAAAAAAAGAATTTCAAAAAAATATGACTAATGACCAAAAAGAAAAAGATATTATAGCCTATAATAAGGCTATTTTGCCATCATCAGCAGGTCCTTATTCTTATGGAGAAAGAAGGTCTTTTGAGGATTGGAATGAACAATCTAGGTCTGACGCATACATAAGAGGATATATAGCAAATCAATGGGATAAAAAAATATATACGAAAAAACAAAAAGAAATTCTTGAAAAAATAAAAAAATATTTACAAGGTAACTAATTATGGCAGAAACTAGAGATGAAACAGTAAAACTACAAGGAACTGCTAGATATTGGCAGATGGAACTTGATAGTTCCGACCAAGCTGAAAAAGATTGGAGAGAAAGAGGTAGGGCTGTTGTATCAAGATATAGAGATGAAAGAGAAACAGATGGTTATAGTGCTGGTTTAACCAAACAATTTAATATTTTATGGTCTAATACAGAAACTATGAAAGGTGCATTATTTGCTCGTATGCCAAAAGCAGATGTGCGTAGAAGATATAACGACAATAATCCTATAACAAGACATCC